TACAACCAGAGCTTTTCCTTAACACAATCATTTAAATCATGAATGCATTAAGTTTAATCGATAAGATCTTGGGGTGCCGGTATCAGGATGGTCCTGATCGTGGCGCGACCTACGCACTTTTTCCGCAAGGGGACATCCAGACTCTTTTGTCTGGTTTGTCCTCCTGTGGTATGCGTTTAGTCAACCCATGTTATTTGCCCAAACAACAATTGTGGAAATTTAGTGGTCAAGTTGCACCTCATGCGCTGATGTTATCTCGCGCCTATTATGAAGTAATTCTTGACTCATACCCTAAATTTTTGGAATTTAGTTTACATGAGCAATTGGAAGCCTTTAGATCTATGGCTTCCTGGAAGTTGGAAGACTTCGTCAAAAATGCGAAGTTCTTCACTGCAATGCCTATGGCACGCTTTCTTAGGAATTCGTTGCCAGAACGTCCTAAATCCTTCCCCGCTGATTTACATATCTCCTTATTTTCCGGAAAAATTAAACGCTTCTTTAAGAATCGTTTAATTTCCTTCAACAAAAAGAATCTTTCGTTCTATCTTGGCCTTCTTCAAGGCGTAAAGAGAGGAGCAGAAACTGTACCTGAGTCATTCGTCTACGACGCAATGTTGAAACACAGGGGTATTCTAACTAAAGAATATGACCCCATAGTAACAACATCGTGGGCTGACCGCTCAAGTATGTCTGTTCTTTTCACTCGTCTTTTCAAGAAGTTTAAACCTGTGGCTCCTCGTCTATTCGAAGCCTCAACCGCTGCGGGTTATTCCTCAAAAAGAGGTGAAGGTGGAGCTAGAAATTTTCTCCGTAAAGTCTATAACTATAATAATGAAATCGATTCCGAACATTTGAATTTACTCGAAATGTATGAGTCAAGACCTGGCGATGTCCGCGAAACAAAAGGTGAGCCTACTTGGGAGAATTTTAATTCTCTTATGGTAGATCTCGCCTTGATTGCTCGATCGGACCCTGAACAACTACACAGTAGTGTCCAAGTATCAGCGGTTTGTGAACCTCTGAAAGTTCGACTCATTACAAAAGGTAATGAATTCAAATATTATCTAAGTCGCTTTTATCAAAAAGCTATGTGGCAATATTTACAAAAATACCCTCAATTCGTGGCCACTGGCCGTCCCATAGAACTACATGACTTTTATAGTCTACTAGACCGAGAAGACGAATGTTTTAAAAAGACCGATCCTAGATCGCCTTTTCAGAGACTTGATAAGAAGGGCGCAATTTTGCGCTTTGATTGTTGGGTTTCCGGCGATTATACTGCTGCTACTGACAATCTGAAAATTTCCTATACGAAGGACGCCTTTGAGACGTCCCTAGTAAAGTCGAAATTAGATCCGTCAGTAAAAGAGTATTTACGTGAGGTCCTATATGAACAAGAAATTCACTATCCTAAGAAGTTCGAAAGTAAAGGTGGTTTAACTCCAGAAATGCAGACTAATGGTCAGCTTATGGGTTCAACCCTTTCCTTCCCGATTCTTTGTGTTGTGAATTTATGTGCTTATTGGAAAACCCTAGAGGAATATTTAAATCGTGAGATTAGTATACACGACCTCCCCGTATTGATTAACGGAGATGATATTCTCTTTCGTTGTAACGATGTTTTCTATTCCTTATGGATGGAAAATATACAAGAAGTTGGTTTCCTTCTCTCCCTTGGTAAGAATTATGTTCATAAAACATTCTTCACGATTAATTCCCTCGGTTTTCTACATAATGTGGAAAAGAGGACTATTACTGAAGTCGGATTTTTGAACGTAGGCCTTTTGACTGGCCAATCTAAACTTAACAAGAGGAAGAAGGAGCTTCTCCCTGTATATGCGATTTACAACGAAATGATGAAAGGTGCCCAAGACAAACTTAGGGCTCATCAACGTTTTATGCATTATAATAAGGACGATATTAAATATTGTTCGAAAGATGGTGAATTTTCACTTTTCGTCTCTCCCCTTCTCGGTGGATGTGGCTTTGACTTGTATGATGAGGTTCGACCTCATACATACTTTACTGGTTTTCAAACCAAGTTAGCTTCATATATTTATGAAACTGTCATACTACCTCCCCATGAATTGGATTACGAACCGTTCAAAGCTCTATCTTACCGAACTCCCACATTGCAGGATTCCGTTATTAACATTAACGTGAAACGAAAGTTGTTTCATCACGGTGTTTATCGATTTATTCCTTTAGACCAGCCAAACAATATCAATCAGCTGGATATTCAATCTAAAACTACTAGTAATTTTAAGAATGTCGGGTCTATCGACACAGAGAGTCACCCCCTCAAGATTCACTCATTTCCAATCAAGACGATTTTATCGTTTAGAGAGGAGCTGAGGAACCGAGGTAAGGTTTCCTTCCATAGTCGTATGAACCCAAAATTTCTAGATTTACAAGTCAAGTTGATTGAAGAAAAGTACGAACCGTCTTCTTCTATTTATAAGTTACCCGAGGTCCCTTTTACAATGGATGAGTATATGGAGTAATTCTCCGAATACCGACCAGTTCATGTCGATAAACCGAACATGGGGTTAGAACTCTTAAATCGACCAAAACTATTATTTTAGTGCTATCAAGAATGCCAAGAGACCGCACGGCTCCATCCAGTGGAACTCATGCTAAGACATATGTAAATAATTTGCATATGCTCTAAATGTGGGTAAACTGGAGAGTTCTAATGTACGGTCCTTAGTTGTTAATCTAAGGATCCCATACAAAATTAACTTTAAGTAGAAGACACAAGTATCAAAATGAATAAATTAAATAAACAACAACCTTCCAAAATCCCTAGACCTATTACGAATAATAAGCCAAAGAACTCTGTTTCAAAGACGGTATCGGTGCCTGTAGCCAAGGCGAGGATTGAAAAATTCCTCGCTCCTAAGTACAGTATGCCTAAACAGTCGACTGATGGTCGTGTCTGTATTCGTCATCGTGAATATATTGGAGATATTGCTGGATCTGTAAATTTCTCATCGTCCGCTTATGCGATTAACCCGGGTTTGCCATTGACATTCCCGTGGTTGAATACCATTGCGGTCGGTTATGAAGCTTATAGATTTAAACATTTATCCTTTATATATGAGTCTTCAAAATCAACAGCTACGAACGGTTCCGTTCTGATGGCTGTCGATTTTGATCCTCAGGACGCAGCCCCGACTAGTAAGACTCAAGCGTTGGCATATCAAAATGCCATTCGTGGTCCAGTTTGGGAATCATTCTCTTATGTTTGTTCCCAGGCTAACCTTGCGAAGATGAACCAAAAGTTCCTCCGCTACGGAGCCCTTATAGCAGGCCAGGATGCCTTATTATATGATGTTGGTAATCTATACCTCTGTCCGTCTGGGCAGGCTGACACTTCTATTATTGGAGAGTTACATGTCGATTATGAAGTCGAATTTTTAACTCCTCAACTAGATTTCACAGCCTATGCCCTCACGACAGCGGCTCGTTACACTGCTGTTGGCACCATTTCCAGTACTAACTGGCTCGGAACGTCTATTACTTCCGCTGGTGGTGTATCCGCGAGCTACAGTGCTCCAGGTCTGACAATTCTAATTCCAGGACAGTATATTTTAATGTATACCTTGATAGGAACTGGTTTTGCTCAATCTGCGAACCCTGTCTTCTCCTCAACGGGTAATCTAGTTAATCTCGTCGCCTCGACTGTAAGTTCCACTCAAATTACGGTGGTTCTTTGTCTTCAGATCGACGTGATTGCGGCTTTATCCGTCACCGGCTTAACAACTTCAGCTACCACATTTACACAAGCCGGAGCTCGTTTAGGTTATTATGCCTATTCGCTCGGCTAGTTGTTTAATTATGTCTAGATGTTTTATTATGTTTCACCATGCTCATGAATAGCTTCTTTCATTAAAAGAAGCGTACGTTTGGCAAAGCGTACAATGATTACTTTCAAAGTAATCTAACATATCGAATTCCCCTCAAGGGAATAGAACATGTACATCTGTGTTCTCAAAGCCTTAGTTATAAGACTCGAGATTACCTTCACCGTGA